TGTGCGCGCGACACAATGGTTACATTGAAGTGCCCGAACTGCAAAGGTTTGGACGTGTATCGCATCGTGCTACTATGGGGGTCAGAACATTAAGCCCATTAAGGACGTTCGACCGCACCACTATCCTACTATTTGAAAGGGCCAAGATGAAGACTCGTAAGAGCTTCGCCAATAGCGGTGCCCCAGAAACCAATGGTCGTACCCTCACCTTCCTCGCCAACAGCGGCAAAGTAATGTGCGACGGACTCACCGTAGACTTGAAGACACTGAAAGCACCGTTAATCGACGGCACTCTGAAACTCGTGTCCGATCTCACCGAGTCCGACAAACTATCCCTTCCGCTCCTGATCGACCACATGCCCAGTATCGAATGCCAAGCGGGTGCAATCACCCGACTTTGGATGACCGATGACGGACTAATGGCCGAAGCGAAACTCAGCGAGGTGGATCAAGGCGAACGTATCCGCCAGCTTGCCGCCGACGGATGCCTGACCAACAGTTTCAGCATCACCGTTGAATTCAACCAGTGTCCCGGCAAGGACGGTATCATCCACGATGGCGAACTACTGGAAATCAGCGTCGTCTATCGTGGGGCCGACCCAAGGGCCGCTTTCACCGCAATCAACAGTCGCAACAACAAGAATGGAGACACCATGAACCCGGAACTCCTGAAGAAACTGGCGCGTACCATCGCCCAGTTCAAACTCACCCCGGACGAGGCGGAACAGCTCACCGATTCCATCGGTGACATTATGCAGTCCGCTCTCGATGACATCACAGCTGCCATCACCAACCAGAAGGAAGGCGAGGGCGAGGGCGAGGGCACCCCGGAACCGGAGGAACCCGTGCAGACTTCCAGCGGTCGCCAGACCATCATCATTAACAAAGCCAACCACGCCGCCCACCAGTCGGGTACCGTGACGTTCTCGCACGACCGTAAGACGTGGATTGACTCCGATAATGCCATGATCGCGTTCGAGCGTGCCCTGATCGACACTGATAACAAGGGTGTCGAAGCGTTCCACCGTGAATGGGCTGACACCGTGAACCGTAACATGTCGGACACCGCGTCGTTCGGCGTTGACGCTGACAATGTGAACAAGTTCATCCCGACTGCGGCAATCACCACGATCTCGGACGCTCTGAACACGCGCGGTTCCGGCCTGTGGAATCTGCTGCGTAAGACCGGTATGGATCGTCTCACCATCGGTGGCAACGTTGCCGGTCTGACTGAGCAGACCCGTGCTCACGGCTACCCGGTGGCCTCCTACGGCACGAAGAAGAAGGAACAGGTGCTTTCGTTCGTGAAGCGTGAGCTTCAGGCCGACTACACCTACAAGTACATCAACCTGAACAAGGGCGATATCCGCCGCACCCAGCGTCCGGGCGCTCTGCTCCGCTACGTGCTTCAGGAACTCCCGAACTACATCGTCCAGACCATCGAACGTCAGATCACGCTCGGCGGCTACACGGACATGGAGCATTTCCGTTCCGTTGTGACCGACGCAGCAGACAAGTCATCCGAGTGGAAGGGCAACCGTTTCGCGCTCTCCTACACCATGACAGATGACGTTCCGCTGATGGACTTCGTGCGTGCCTCCCACATGGTTCGCTCGCAGGGCAACAAGGTGCTGCTGTGCAACGCTGACACCGTGGCTGACCTGCTGATGTCCGCAAACGCTAACGGGAATAC